TTCTCATTTCTTGAAAAAGCATTCCTTGATTATCCATAGACTTATCTAATGGTTCGTAAGGAGGTGCTCCTTCAGGCAGTGCCCAAGTAACATTATTATCATAAGTCAAAAGAAAGATACCTCTCAGTTCTTTTGAATTATTATCTTGTAGGATTTTCACTTTTTGGTTAACAGACTTTGCGTCTTTAACTTCTTTAATGATTTCTCCCAATCCTTTTTTAAAAGCCATAATTAAAACTCACTTATATTTTCTACTAAGTTATTTAGTCTTCTTTTTACAAAGTAGTTAAACAGATTACTCCTGTCGCCAGGGTCTTGATTAAACTGTTCAAGTACTTGTTCTTTTATCTCCGATGGTGTAAACGATAAATCAATCAGAGCTTCGTTACGTCTGTAACCAGCAGCCCACTCTTCATTATCTACATCCTGCTTTATCATTTCTAACTTAGTTTGTCTCATTGGTTTTTGTCTTTTACCTGAAACAAATGTATCGTCATCTGATATACAATTAGGAATACCATCCCCTCGATCTCCTTTGATGATATGTTCAAGCATATACCCATGAGGATCTTTATGCTTAATCATTCTCTTTCTAATTGGATCGTATTGACTTACATTAACAAACTTTTGTAATTGTATAAAGTCTTTATCTCCACTTAGAATTAGGATCTTCTCTGTTCCTTCACCAAGCTCTACACCAAACTCATGACAAAGAACGCCAATAACGTCATCTGCTTCTGAGGTATGTACTCTTACGTGTTTATAAGGAAAGAATTCTTTTAGTTCATCTCTAATCACATTCAAACAATCAAAAATGTTTGGCCAATCTAAACTTGACTCATCTCTGCTTTGTTTTCTATGTGCTTTGTAGTAAGGGTATAGTTTCTTTCTCCAGTTATTTGTATCATCGCAACAAATAACTATCTCGCCATACTTTTCTACAAACTTTTTTCTGTATCCACGAATACCATTAAGAACCATATGTCTTAATAAGTCTTCATCTACAATGTCCGTGCCACGAGAATGTAACTGAGCCATCAGATTACTAATCATGACTTGGTTTAAGTCAACTAAAATCATGTGTACACTATACACCAATCATTATATAAAGTCAACTACTGTTTATTCTGGTTCAGATAATAAACGTTGCCAAGTAACAGAAAAAAGCTCTGCATCTCTCTTGTTGACAACCTCTTGCGTTATCTTCTGTAGTGGATGATCATGGTTGCATGCTTTGAGTAAAGCTGATTTGATTGATTCGCATACCATGAGCAGGTGATCGTCTAAATCTTTAGAACGTAATTTAATTCCTCTTGCCTCGATCTCTTCAAACAATTGATACGTTAGCTCGATAGAAGTAGACAAAGCTAGTTCAGCCTGATACCTTTCGATATTCTTCTGTCTCTCTTCCTCACTAATTGGAAGATTATTATGATTTCCCATCTTTGGGAATTGAATTACATCACCCATGTAAGTATTTATCTACTTCTTCTTAGCCTCACGTGCCTTTTTCATTCTTTCTACAAAGGCAGCTTTTTGCTTAGCAGTCATAGGTTTTCTTTTTGACTTCTTCTTTGTTTTCTTTGATCTAGTACCTTCGACCATGATATGACCTTTGTCATTAAACTTCAAAGGTGGCATTCCATAAGCCTCACGTTCTTCATTTTCTTGTTCTGGACCCCATACGCACATCCAGTCATTATAGTAAACACCAAACTCACGTTTAGGTTTACCGTTCTCATAGTATGCCATTGCAATGCAATACTTTTGAACTCTCTTTTCCATATCTCCTCCAGCGAACATAGCTGTATAAGCTCCAGTTCTGAGATAATCCTCTAACTGTCTAATGTATCCGCTCCACGATTCTCTTCTTGCTAATGCTCCAGGAGTTCCAGCAACATGAGATCTGTGTTCAGCTTGCTTGTGAGTCTTTGCCTCTTTAATCCAAGCACGAACATTCTTCATACTGAAGTCGTGGTCTTCAGGTAACGCAACAACAGCAGCACAATACTGTTTGTACTGTGGAGGATTTTTAGCATACCTCGCTTCTCGTGCAGCTGCTAGTCTATCAGTCGCTGCTTTCTTCTGTTTTGCGTTCATATAAAGTTTCCAATATGTGCATCTGTCTAAGAGTACCACCACTATAACCAGCTGTAAGGTCTCCTAGCTTATCATGATGCACTAATGTATTTTTGCCTGGATAGTAACATTGAGTTACAGGAGCATTCTGTAAACCTAAGTCTCCTCTAATGAGTCTATTCAAGTCATTTCCTTGACCAAGCAAGTTTCTACTATGTATGGTTGGCCATACTACTGCTTTCCTTTTTTCCAAGCCCATTTGTTCTAATAATTGTTTTTCTAACTTGCCGTTGTGTCTTTGTTTCATTGATTTATATTCACCAATTGCTGTCCACAACTCTGCCATTGGTCCTGCATCAATTCTATCTTTTAACTTTAACCACTTCTTCATACAATACTTTGCAAAGTGTGGAGATAGTGTTGCACATTCCATAGCAATACCAGGACACCATAAATCACTTTGTGGTATAAAGTCAACAAGGTCCATTAATTTTTTAGGATTAGTTACATAAGCATCGTGTTCAAGAATTATAACTCTCTCGTCTGTTTCTGCAATATGTTTCCACCAATGGAACATAGAAGTTAGACAAGATTTTTCTGTAGGAGTAATTTCATGTCTGTTCTTTTTATACTTACCTGCACTACTATATCTGCCCCAGTTAATTTTAAAGGGAGCACTATCTAAAGTGTCAGGGGTATAACATTGAAATCTTTCTACTTCAACGTTCTTTACATCCTTCCATGTATCTAATGCAATCTTACTATACGCGACCGATATAGGATTGTTGAGATCACAAATCATTACTGCTCTATACATAATTCACCATTATACTTGTTTACTAATTAAAAGTCAATATACAAAATATCTATATTTTTTTTTATTTAGCGTTGACTTTTATTATTTAGATCTGTATACTCCGTATCTGTGAGACGGGCAGGAATAAAGGGGCTCCATATAAACACCAAATTAAAAAAAAGTTGTACCCCCCTGTTGACTTTAAATCAACTTCTTAGTATAATGGGCGTATATTTTGATAAAGGAGAAGAAATATGGCACATATGGTAGAAACGATGGCTTACGCAGGGGAACTTCCTTGGCATGGGCTTGGTACTAAAGTGGATGAGAATATCGGAGTTGACGGTATGCTCAAAGAAGCTGGTTTAGATTGGAGAGTCGCTAAGATTCCTTCATTTGCTAATTTCAATGGCAAAGAAATCTATTCTGGTCATGATATGTTGGTAAGGGAGTCTGATGGACAACCTTTAGACATGGTAAAACAGAACTGGGTTCCAGTTCAAAACGCTGACGCTTTTGAGTTCTTTAGAGAGTTCGTAGAAGCTGGCGATATGGAGATGCACACAGCTGGATCTCTTCAAGACGGTAAAAGAGTTTGGTGCTTGGCAAAAGTAAAAGACGACTTTACTATTAATGGTAAGGACTTAGTAGAATCATATCTACTATTGACTAACCCGCATATGTATGGACGAGCAGTTGATATTAGGTTTACTCCTATTAGAGTTGTTTGTAATAATACATTAACACTTTCTTTGGCTCAGAAAGGAGACTATCAGATCTCATTGAACCATAAGAAAGCATTTGATGCTCAAGAAGCTAAAGAGCTTTTAGGAATCGCTAAAGGTAAAATGGAAACATACAAAGATATGGCTTCATTCTTATCTTCTAAGAGATATACTAATGATCAATTACAAGCATACTTTGCTACAGTGTTCCCTAACCAGAACCCTAAGCTAAGAGGTGTAGGTTTTGATCCTAAGTCAAGAGAAGACTTTGATAAGTATGCATCTAAGAATGCTAAAACAGCAATGGAAGTTGTAAAGACTCAGCCTGGTGCTAACTTTGCAGAAGGTTCATACTGGCAAGCATTCAATGCGGTCACTTTTATGACTGATCACGTTCTTGGAAGAGAGAACGATACAAGACTAGCTTCTAGCTGGTACGGTGTTAACAAGAATAAGAAAGTTAATGCTTTAGAGACTGCTCTGGAATTTGCAAACGCTGCATAGTCCAGTCTGGAGCCTTCGGGCTAGCTCTATAAATAGTGGGGGTCTTTTGACCCTCACACTTTTTTGGTTTTTATGTATTATAAAGTAGATAAAATTTTAAGCAAACAACACATAGATCAATTGATCAGAGTGTTTCATTCATTACCTGCTGAGCTTGCTCACCAGGATTATAATTTGTTCGATGTTGACAAAAGACATCCTACAAAAGAACAAACATACAGCAATGGTTTTGATGTTATAGATAATTATGCAAGCGAACATGAAAAGACATTTAGACATTACTTTTTAAATTACACAGAAGAATCATTTACAAAATTTCATACAGACAATGACGATGCAGTTGGATTAACTATTGTAACATTTTTAGAAGCAAGTGAAGATTTGATTGGCGGTGAGGCGTTAGTTATGTTACCGTATACTAAACGTGCAAGACCAGCCAATAAATATAGAAAAGGTTCAGTAGCGCTAGACGAAAAATGTATACCTAAAGTGGTAAGAATGGAAGTTGGTGATTCATTAATTTATGACAAAAGTCTTATGCATGGTGTAGGACAAGTTGAACAAGGAAATAGATTAGTTCTAATTAGTTGGTATGGAAACAGACTTTGATACATTAAAAGGTACGACTCTTTATGATGAACTTCTTGAAGGATGGCATCAAGGATTCAAAATATTTCGTCAAGTAGTTGAAACTAACAATCATCACACAGCACTTAATGTTGCTGATGCTTTTTACTATGCAAAGAAAAGAAAGTACTTAACTAAAAATGATGAAACAAATTACAACAATAGATGGTTACAGTTTACAGGAGACTTTCATCCAGACACTCAAAAGATAGCAGACTATTTTAAAAAGAGATACAAGTTTCGTCAGCAGCATATATATGCTAACTGGAAACAGAATGGTTTCAACTTTGGAAGACATAAAGATACGATGGATGTTTTGATATATCAATTATGGGGAAAGGTTGGTTATTGGGTTGAAAGTCCATATGGTGATGAGGCTCATATTTCATATGTTTTGGCGCCAGGTGATGCAATATACATAAGGGCTGGAACATATCATACGCCAGTTATACATGAACAACGCATGACTTTGTCATTTAGTTGGAAATAAATAGTTGACCTTATATGAAAATCTGTATATAATAGCACAATACAGAATCGCCACACAGTCTGGTATGTGTGGCCGCGGAAAGACAGTCGAGAGCGGGGGATTGTCGGATGTAGCAGCGAGGGTACAAACGAGGGGCTAGCACATCACCTATTATTATGGACAAAGCAAAGATAGCAGAATATTATACTAGAAAACATGCAACTGATCTAAAGTTTTCAAACGGTACCGCACTACTTAAACACATACCTGAAATAGTACAAATCTATAAAGAACATCATTGCAAATCAATTCTTGATTATGGGTGCGGTAAAGCAGTATGGTGGTTCAGCGAACTTTTTAAACCAGTCTTTAATAGTGAACCTAAAGTAAAATTGTATGATCCATACGTCCCAGAATATTCAAAACTTGAAGGCGGAACATATGATATGGTTATATGTACAGATGTAATGGAACATATACCAGAAGATGAAGTACAGGATGTAATCAATAAATTATTTGAACTAACAACAAGAGTTTTATTTGTAAACATAAGTACGGTTCCTGCTAGAAAAAGATTTCCGGATGGTACTAATATACACATTACAATTAAAACAGAAAAAGAATGGACAGACATGTTTCACAAAACTAGAATTAAGTTAGAAAAACAAAACAAAACAAACTACAGAGTCGTATTAAGATTCGATGATCAAGTAGGAAAAAGATAATGCCAAACAATCCACATACACCATTTAGATTAGACCATCCATTACAAGACTACACTGAGCATAGTATAAGAGATAACTTTGATCCATTGATTATTAATTGGAAAGGCAAGATTGGTTATGGTGATATTATTAGTCCAATATCATATGCTTATAATATGGCAGAAAAAAATAGTACCGATGTTATTTTAAAGTTTCATTGGAAAGATCCAGAACCTCAAAAATACAAAGAAAAAGATTCGGAAACTATTCAGCAATGGATAGAAAAAACAAACAACATTATTACTAAACCTCCTTTCTGGGATGTTAAAGTAGAACACGTTTACGATAGTGCATTAGGTTATAATCATGATAACTATGATGCAAAAGATATGGAGCTCCATAATCTCAGATTTACACAATATGGTATGAATGATGCAGATAATGCATTCTTAACATATAATAAAATTTGCATGGTCACGAGTATAAAACATAAACAACAATTAGTTGATTATGATAAAGGTAAAGCATGGAAGGACCCCCTCGCACAGACTCCTTCTGGTATGGCTTGGCCAAGAGTAGGTGACCTGATTAAGAAACGTGGCTGGGATCCACGCCACGTTCACTATGAAACACCAATGCAGAAATGTATTGATATTATGTTACAATCAAGATGTGTAATTGGTTATCATGGAGCTCATATGTGGATCGCAAGGATGCTCGGAATGCCAATGATAATTTTTAGTAAAGGAAAGATTACTAAAAAGGCATTTCCTTGGGCAATGGTTTTTGAATACTGGAGTGACTTTCACCCAGAACTAATAGAGGAGTATGTACAACAAAGCATACAAAAAAGAGAGGAGATAAGAAGTGAATACAAATACTGGCTCACTGAACCGAATTTTCATAGGTTACGACAAGAGAGAAGTTAGAGCATACGATGTATGCAAAGAGAGTTTAAGATATACTACACTATCAGTGCATAAGCTGTTTAGTGAAGACATAGAAGAATACAATAGAGATTGGGGAGAAGTTCAATCTACTGATTTTACATTTACAAGATTTATGGTGCCATACCTTTCTGATTATAAAGGTTGGTCTTTCTTTGTTGATTGTGATTTCCTTTTCTTGGCAGATCCTGCTCAGCTAATACCTACATTTGATAGCAGCAAAGCAGTATATTGTTGTCAACATCCAGGATACATTCCTAACAGTCAAATAAAAATGGACGGCATTCCACAACACAGAGCATTTAGAAAGAACTGGGCTAGCTTTATTGCATTTAATAATGCTCATCCTTCTAATGCTATACTAACACCAGAGTATGTAAACAATCACAGACCAGGATTAGACTTCCATCAACTAAGATGGTTAAAAGATGAAGAGATTGGATCAATACCATTAGAATGGAACTGTTTAGATGACTACTATCATTTAGAATTTCCTAAAGCAATACATTACACAGACGGAGGTCCGTGGTTCGATGATTATCAAGATACGTTCTATGGAGACAAATGGAAAGCAGCAGAACACAATTTAATTATGAGAAGAGAATGGGAAGATGAGAGCTAAGTTTCTTAACGATGTGACTATTATTATGACCTGGTATGGTCAGGAGAATCATTTGTTTAATCAAATGCAATTCTATAATAGTATGATGCAAAAGTATCCAAAACTAACTCCAAGACTAATTGTTATTAATGATGGTCATGAGAAAGGTAGAGATTATTTTAGAGAAGTTATAAAAGTACATAGAGATAGATTTGATCTTACTGGAATTGATGTCATGGAAGATGTTGGCTTCAATTCTCATACTTGCAGAAACATTGGTGTAAAGAATTGTAAAACAGACTGGATGCTATTAATGGACGTTGATTGTTTTGAGTCTCCAGGAATGTACAAACATTTAAGATTCTTTAAAAACCTTAATCCCAATATGTGGTATGCACCTAAAGCAGATATGGAAATGCCAGAAGCAATGGGCGGATATGAATTATTAGATCCAAAAGGAATAATTAAATACAAGACACATCCTAATACATGGATAATGACTAAAGAATGTTTTTGGTCAACAGGCGGATATGATATAGAATTTCAAGGTGTAAGGCACGGAGATGCTGAGTTCTTTACTGGCATTGGTAGACCTGGAGTGAAGGAGTGGGACTATGACCTGCTTTCTGATGACGATGATAAGAGAATGATAGTTAAGGTTCCAAGAAGAGATCCGTTCTATATAAGACAGGAGTCCAGAAAGCAAAAACAAGCGTCACCAATAATTAACTTTGTAAGAGTTAAGAATCAGGACCCATATAAGAAATATAGAAAAAGAATAAGCAACGTTAAGTGGGAGTATGTATGAGCCAAATAGAATTACCTGTATTAAGTTCATCTCAATTTGCTAAGACTATTCAAGAGATTGTTGATGAATCAAAAGGTACAATTACACACCTTGAGGCCGTACAAGATTTTTTAGAAATGAACGAAGATGTAGAGCCAGAAACGATAGCATCATTAATCCAAAGAAATCAAAAGTTAAAAGCAATATTGTATGAAGATGCAGAAAAGGTAAATCTGGTAAAGGAAAAAGAAAGTCGATTACCAGTATGAGATATAAACAGGAAGATGTAGATTGTATCTTAGCATTTAGTGGAGGCATGGATGCTACAGCAGTTCTTCAATATCTTTTAGACAATGGAAGAAAACCTTACATCTTTAAACACCAGCACGAATCTAATCCTGCTATAAACAGACTAGTTCAAACAGCAGCTGATGCTGTAATGAAATACTATGACGTTAAAGTAGTTAATTGGCAAGCATCAGTTATTGCTAATGATAAAGGATGGCCAGACAGAGCAAGAACAAATGCACATTATGAGAAAGCAGGATTAAGTCCACCATCATTAGTTAGATGGTCTACACAAGCAATGTTTGCAAATTACAATATGCCATGGATATCAGAAATCTACTGGGGCATGTGTTACGGAGGTTTTCTTAGAAGAGGTGACGGTGGAGGTGATAAGCTATTTAATTACGTAGATGGTAAGTTAACAAGAATAGCCCCATATAAAGGACCAATGGACAAAAGTAATTATGATGATAGACATAGACAATTATTCAATGGATATCTAGAATGGCTTGGACATGCTAAGATAGAAAGTAATTATATTGCAGCTTTAGGACATTATAGTAAATTAGAATTGTATAAGATGTTGCCTAATAATATAAAAGATAGTATGGTAACATGTATCAAGTATGGTGCAACAAAATATACTAAACAATGTGGAGAATGTCATAAGTGCAAGGACTTAATACAAATAAGACGAGCTTACGCGGAAGGATTATAGCAGTGGACCCATATGAATGTTATGTAAAGTACTTGGCTATGAAGAGTCATTTTAGTGATATGAACTACGACTTCTTTAAGTACAATGGTAAGGTCAAGGCATGGCGTTCTACATTTGATGTTAGAAAAGACAAATACTTTTTTTATAAACTAAGCAAGAAGAAAGATCCAATCGAATACTTACTTGCTAACTTTATAAGAAGTGATGATTTTTACATAGGTGATATCCGGGAAGACAAAGCTGATGCAGCTTACCTCGAATATAAAAAGAGGAAAGAGTCATTAGGTTATGTTTTTAAGAATGATCTAAGTAAGATGAAAGAGGACTTCAATGATAATATTGTCGTACCTCAAAATGAACACCCTTATCTATTAAGGTTATACATGCGTGGAGATATTTGCATTGAAACGTTGACTTTAATTAATAAATGTGTTAAAATGTTCGAATATTGGGATAAGGAATTACATGATGATATTATGTGGCCTGATATCAAATTGAAGGCTATAAAATTTGATCCTTTTCTCAATGTTGACATAAATAAGTATAGGGAGATAATTCTCTCTACTTTTAATAAAACGTAATACTACGCATACATCGCAATACAGGAGGAATATATGGTAGATTCATTTGGCGCACTCAAGCGCAATAAGGCAGATAGCTTCGACAAGTTAACTGCATCTCTTAATAAACTAAACCAAAAATCATCAGGACCAGGACCAGACGATAGATTCTGGAAGCCAGAAGTAGATAAGGCTGGTAACGGTTACGCTGTGATTAGGTTTTTGCCTGAAACTGAAGGAGAAGATGTCCCATTCGTAAGAATCTGGGATCATGGTTTCCAAGGTCCAGGAGGTTGGTATATTGAAAACTCTTTGACTACACTTGGTCAAAAAGATCCAGTATCTGAATATAACTCAATGTTATGGAACTCAGGTATTGAGTCTAACAAAGATAAAGCTAGAAAGCAAAAGCGTAGACTTTCTTTCATCAGCAATATCTATGTTGTTAAAGATCCATCTAACCCAGAAAACGAAGGAAAAGTATTCCTTTACAAGTATGGTAAGAAAATCTTTGACAAGTTGAACGAGGCTATGAATCCTCAGTTCGAAGATGAGACACCTGTAAACCCATTTGATCTTTGGGAAGGTGCTGACTTCAAATTGAAGATTAGAAATGTTGAAGGCTACAGAAACTATGATAAGTCTGAGCTAGATGCATCAGCTCCTTTGTTTGACGAAGACGAAGAGTTAGAAGCAGTATGGAAATCTCAACACTCATTAGTTGAGTTTACTAATCCAACTAACTTTAAAACTTATGAAGAGCTACAAACCAAGTTAAACAGAGTACTTGGTCTAGATGGTCAGCAAGCATCTTCTACAGCAGAAGATAGCTTCCAATCAGAACCACCAGCAGAAATCCCTGAAGCAGCACCAGCAGTTCAACCAGAACTAGCTGCAGCCTCAGATGATGAGTCGCTGGATTTCTTTAAGAAGTTAGCCGAAGATTAATTCGGATTGAATACAAACCCTCGACCGGCGTTAGGTGATCTATCTCCGGTTGAGACGTTTGTTACACTTGTTGATGTTTGATTTTGAATGTTAGTTGCTGTTGATGCACTAACTGTTGTTGTATCTCCGCTGCCACTTGCAGCATCTGTTTGTTCTTCACCTAGGTCTAAAGTATCATCTGCTAAGTCTTGACCTACAGTAATTGATTCGTCTGCTTCAAATGCAGCACCGATGTTACTCATATCAACACCGCCACCAGTATCTTCAATTCCTTCTAACGTGGCACCAACTAATCCCATTATCTTAGATTGAGCAGTTTCACCAAACATTT